CCGGACCTCGCCGCACTCGCCACCGCGCCGAACGGCGCCGGCGCGTTGCCACCGCCGGGGCAGCAGGTCATGATGGGCTCAGCCGCGAATATCGGCGCCCCAGGCGCAGGAGGTGTGTGATGGCAGGTAACAAACTCGGTAGCAACCCCTCGAGCAAAGGCTGGAAGCCCCCGTCGAACCGCGAGCACCCACCCAAGGCCGGAGCGCACGACTGCGGTCCGATGACCAACCACGGCGGTGGCTACGGCGCCGGTGGCAGTGGTGGCCCGGTCTCTCCGCCGCCACACGGCGTCGCGAAGCGCTGAGCCATGGTCGCCAAACGGCGGGGTCGCAAGTGGACCGAGGCGGCCGACACCGCGGCGGACAAGCGCGCGGGGATCAAGCCCGGCAGCGCTCGAGACAATGCCCTCGACCGTACGCGAGGCGTGCCCGTGCGTCCGCCGAAGAAAGGCAAGTAGCGGTGGCCGGCAAGAACTGGATCAAAGGCGCGATCTCACGTCCCGGTGCGCTCACCCGGAAGGCCAAGTCGGCGGGCATGTCGGTCTCGGAGTTCGCCAACAAGGCGACCAGGCCCGGCAGCAAGGCGAGCACCCAGACCAAGCGCCAGGCCAACCTCGCGAAGACCCTGCGAAAGCTTGGGTGACGATGCCATCTTTCCGCTGGTGTGCTTCGGGCTGATGGTCCTGGTGCTGGCGGTGATCCTGCTCAACGAGTGGCGCTGATGGACGATGCGGAGTTCGAGCGGCAGAAGGCGCGGCTGCTTCACCTGGTCGACAGGTGGATCGAGCCGCTCGGACTCCGCTGGTGGCGCATCGACGTGGTGTATTGCCGTGACGAATTCGAGGTCGACGGCGCACCCGCCCGCGACACGATGGCGTCGTGCAAGGCCAACTGGCGCTATCTGCAGGCCACCGTCACGTGGAACATGCCCCGCGTCAGAGACGAGGACGATGACGAGGTCCTCGAACGATCCTTCGTCCACGAGTGCATGCATGTTTTCCTCAACGAGATGCGCGAGACCAACAACGACGATTGGCTGTCGCATGAGGAACGTGTCGCCTCGATGCTCACGTCAGCATTTCTGTGGGTGCGCCAGGCCGCCGAGCCGGTTCACCTCCAGACTGACGGTACGGTCGCCGCGGCGTCGGCGCTGAATGGCCTCATGGCCAGCGCCCAGGAGCCCTGGCACTGATGCCGAGCCAGAACAATCCGCAGGACCCGGACGTGCTGCGCGACTCGCTCACCCGCGAGGTGACCAACGACGCGTACGCCATCGCGGGCCAGATCTTCAAAGGGCCGCATTCGGACGTCAGCCGCGTGAGCAACGAGCAGCTCGACGAGCGCTACCGCCAGGCGTTCATGCGCGAGGACCGCGGCTACCTGATGGCCGAGGCCTCGCGTGACCCGGCCCAGTTCCTGGCGGCCATGGAGCGCCTCGGCGTGAGCATGCCGCCCGGCGAGGAGCTGCAGCCCGACCCGCCGCTACCCAAGGCGGCCAAGAGCGCCGCGCCGATCCCGAAAGCGCCGACCGCGACCCAGCCGACAACGTATGCCGCGCCGGAAGACGTGCCCGCGCTGCCGACGCCACCAGCCGCGCCCGCCGCGGTGCCGCCGATGGTGCTTTCTCCATCGCAGGCACCCGTGCCCTTGCAGGCGCCAGTAGTCACCGCGATGCCGCCCCCGCCCGGCGTGATCCCGCCGCCGGCGCAGCCTCCGTACTGAGCCACTCGTGCCGTACCTGCTGCTCGACGACGCCGCGGACGAGGCGACGCGTCGGCTGCATCAGTTCGGGCAGGACCAGCTCTCGACCCTGCAGAGCGCGCCGGCGGGGCTGGTGCAGGGCGCCCAGAGCGCCACCGCCAGCGCGCAGGACATCACCCAGCGCTTGATGCAGTTCGGGCAGGATCAGCTCGGCTCCCTGCAGCAACAGGCCCAGCCGATCGTCTCGAACGTCGATGACATCACGGGCCGGCTGCACGCCTTCGGCCAGGACCAACTCAACGCTGTGACCCAGGTGCCGCAAGCGGTGCAGTCATTGCTCACGCCCATGGCACAGCAGGCACAGGCCGCCGGCGCGCAGGCGCTCCAGCCCTTGCAGCCGCTCGTCGACGTCGCGCAGGCGGGCAACGTCAACCTGGACCAGGGTCAGGGTCAGGCTGATCAGCAACTGCAGACCGGCGGCGACCTGAAGGACTACGCACGCCAGGCGGCGCTCAAGTTCGGCATCGATCCGGACATCTTCGTGCGCCAGATCCAGCAGGAGTCCGGGTTCAACCCGAACGCCAAGAGTCCGGCCGGCGCGACGGGCATCGCCCAGTTCATGCCTGGCACCGCGGCCGGTGTCGGGCTGGACCCGACCGACCCGTACGCGAGCCTCGCCGCCGCGGCGAAGATGGACGCCGACAACCTCAAGAAGTACGCGGGCGACTGGGCCAAGACGCTGGCGGCATACAACGCCGGGCCCGGCAATGTCGACAAGTACGGCGGCGTGCCGCCCTTCGAAGAGACGCAACGCTACGTCAGCACCATCCTGCAAGGCGCCAAAGACGTCGTGCAGCAAGGCGTGCAGGCCGCGCAGGACCTCGGCACCAAGGCTAGCAACGTCCTGCCGCAGCTCAGCCAGTTCGGCGACAAGCAGCTCACCAACGCTGAGGCGTACGCCGCGTGCGGGCCCGCGGCCGCAGTCCGGTTCGCGGAGATGTTCGGACGCAACCCAACCCTGCGCGAGGCGGTCGATTTGGCCAAAGGCGTCGGCTGGACCGCTGCCAACGGCATGGCCGGCCTCGCGTCCGAGAGCAAACTTTTCGACGCGATGGGCATCGCCCACCGCACCGTCGGTGCGGACTGGCAGGCGCTCGCCAAGGAGGCCCAGAGCGGCAACCCGGTGGCGATCTCCACTCCAGGCCACTACTTCACGGCCGATGGCTACGACCCGAACACCGGCGCGTTCCACGTCGGCAGGAGTGGCACGGACCTGCGCCAGGGCTCGGAGTGGATGACGCCGGCGCAGATGGAGTCGGTGATGGGGCCTTTGCAGGGCGGGCTGGCCGCGGATCACCCGCTGGTGCCAGGCAGCTCGCCATTGAGCGCCGGCACCGCGGGTGGTGCAACAGAAGCGGCCAACCGCTTGATCGACGTCGCGGGCCAGGCCAAGGACCGAGCCATGCAGATGCTGGACCGCGGGCTGCCACTGGCCGGCGACCTCGCCACCGGTGGGCTGACGCGGCGCTTCAACGAGAACCTGCAGGACCTGACCCAGAAGGTGCTCGGCGCCGGCCAGCAGGACGTCAATCAGCCGACTGCCGAGTTGACTGGCGGGGGTACGGTGGACTCGCAGCAGACGCTCGACCAGCTCGCCAACAAGTACGGCACGCGCGATGTTGCCCAGTACAACCCCCAGGACCAGCAGCTCGCCGGACAGGCGATGCTTGCGGCCGGCGGCGACCTGGCGGCCGCCAGGTCCTCTGGCATCAGCGCGCCGAGCCTGGATGACATTGGGCAGGCAAAGGACAGTGCGCTCGATGCACTGGAGCGTTTTCGTCAGCAGCAAGCCGCCGGTGACACGCGCGACCTCGGATGGACTGCGCCCATTACGGCCGAGATCAGGCGACAGATGACTCCGAGACCTGACGAGGAGCTGCCCGATTGGGCGCGGCCGAAGCCGCTCGATCTGACCAAACCACTCGGCCCGCAACTGGGCATTGACCCGTACGGCGACATCGTGCAGAAGGGCATCCCGCAAATCATCAGTGGCGTGCAGCAGGGCAACCTGGGCGACGTGCTTGGCGGCGGGCTGCAGACGCTCATGGGCGCAGCGTCGGTACTACCCGGCGGTGGCGCGGAGTCGGCTGCGGGCCGCGGTGCCCGCGAGGTGCTGCCGGCGCTTGAGCAGGGCGTCCTGGGTGACCTCGGCAAGACTGGCGAACAGGCCGCTGAGGACCTGCTGCGGGGCGAGGGTGGCGCAATCCCGGTGCGTGCAGGACTGACCCTGGGCGGTGCCGTAGCCGGTGGTTACGCTGGCAATGCGACCGCGCCCGAGGACGCCGAGCTGCGCGATCGTGCCGCGCGCATCATCGCTGGCGCTGGCGCCGGAGCCGGCCTGGCTTCAGGCGTGGCGGGGCTGAGCAGACCGCTCGAGCAGTCAGTACTGCAGAGCCTGCGCACTGCTGGTGTGGTTGCGGGTCCGGCGCGGGCGACGCCGTTGCGCGGCCCGATCGCCGAGGCCGTCGACCTCACGAAGCAGTCGATCCTGACTAACCCCGCGACCCATATCGCCAACGTCATCGGCAACACGATCGAACTGGGACGGCAGCCGATCGCGCTGGCGATGGGTGGACGGGGCGATGACGCACTGGCTGGCCTGATCTCGGTCGCGCGCGCCGTGCCAGATGCCGCAGGTAATGCGCTCTCAGCACTGCAAGGACGAAGCCTCGCCACCCTCGCCGGTGGCGCGAGCAACATCCCCGCGCGCGCGCCGGTGTTCCGCGCCCTGTCCGCGGCCGATGCCTTCACTCGCACACTCGGCGAGTACCAGGGCATGGCATCCGAAGCCAATCGGCTGCTGCGCCAGGCCGGCATTGCCCCGAGCGATCCGGGCGCTGCGGCCTACCTCGCGACCCACGCGGCGGATCTGTACGCCCAAGGCGCGCGCGCCGGCGCTCAGAGCGTCTTTGGGCGTGTCGCCAGCGCTGGTGGTGGCCGTAGCGTGCTCGACAACATCTTCCAGACGTACGCCAACGCCAAAGAAGGGCTGCTCAACAGTCCGCGGCTGCGCGACCAGGCGATGGGTGCACTGATGGACTTCTTCGTGCCGTTCAGCGGCGTGCCGGTGCAAATGCTCGAGATCGGCATGAACCGCCTACCGGTGGCAGCCCAGGCCAGCGGTGCGGTCCGCGCCGTACGCGCGCTCGCTGCTGGCAACGTGGGCGAAGCCCAACGAGCGGTCGGCGAGACCGGCCTGGAGACCGCACTGCAGCTGATGATCGCCAAGCAAGTCGCTGATGGGAACATTCGCGGACCCGACGATCCCGAGCACCCCAACTCGGTGCGCATTGCTGGCAACTGGGTCAGCATGAACGAGTGGGGTGCGTACTCGCTGCCGATGCAGATCATGGCCTCGTTTGCCGATGGCTACGAAAAGGGCGGCCAGGACATCCCTGCCGGCGCGGACGTCGCCGGCTACTACGGCCCGCGCTTCGCCGGCGCGTTGAACGCCTCACTCAAGCCCTTCCAGCAGGGCATCCCTGGCGAAAACCTGCTCAGGCTGGTCTCCAATATCGGCCAGGGCGGCACGACCGCGGGCGCGCTCGGCCTGGCGCAAGACGCCATCAATCGCGTCACCGTGCCGGGCGCGGCGCGCTTCGTTGAGAACCTGATCGACCCGGTGGCGCGCGAGGTTGACCGCAAAGGCATCGCCTCCCTGTGGCAACTGCCGATGTCCAGTTGGCCAGGCCTGGCGGACAAACTGCCGGTCAAGATCGACCCGACGACAGGCGAGGCGCTGCAGAAAGCGCGGACAGGAGCTGGGATTCTCGTCGGTGTCCAGCAGGACGTGGCAAGCCCGATCACGCGCGAGGCTGACCGCCTCAACAAGGCCGGTTACAACCTCACGCCACCCAAGGCATATCCTGACACCGTCTCATACCAGGGAGCCCAGGTGAAGTTGAGCCCAGCAGAACAGCGGGCCGTCGCGCAGGCCACTGGCCACATTCTGGGGAACTTTGCCCAGCGCCTGAGCGAGCCTGACTATCAGCAGTCGGACGAGGGCCGCAAGGCGCGCCTGATGCAGGCGTACCTGAACGCCGCGTCGGACGCTAGGCTCAAGGCGTGGATTGACCTGGTCGGACCTGACGTTGCGCGCCAGCGACTGCTCGCCGGCCAGACGACGGTTGGCCGACTCAACCAGCAGGCCACGCCGCCGGCGATCGTGCCGCCGTTCCTGTCCAGCTCGAGCCTGTCCGCTCAGGAGCAGGCCGCGGCGCTCTCCGGGGCTGGCCGCTAATGCCCGAAGAGGGTCAACGGCCAGAGCACGATGCGCCAGAACTCGACCGACGTGACCAACATCACGGCCCACAGCAAGAGCGCGAAGCCACCGATCCAGGCCAGGACCGTTTTCAAGTTAAAGCGTGGCGTGGAGCTAGACTCTTCGCGCATCTGGAAGCCTTCCTTCTGGGTGCCATGCCCCGGCCGTTCGTGCGGCGCGGGGTTCTTTCGTGTCAGTATGCGGCCGGACTGTTGAGGCGGGGCTGAAATAAATGGCCAAGATCAACGAGCTGGTCAAGTCGCTGCCCGGTGGCCCGTGGACGATCTACGGTGACGGCCAGCCGGTCGAAGAGCTGCAGACGATCGCCAACCCGGCCGCGAGCAACCCGACCTCGCCAGCCAACACGCCCTCGACGGTTCAGGTCGGCACCGGCCGCTACTACATCATCGTCCAGGACGCCGATGGTCACCAGCGCGCGCAGTTCTTGACCGCGTCCAGAGACCAGGGCACCCCAGCGCCCGGCGTGCAGCCAGTTGCGCCGGTGACGGGCCAAACTCCTGGACCTGGCACGAAGCTCATCACGGACCTGAAAAACGCCAACTGGGACCCGGCGGGTCCGCTCGGCGACGTGCCAGCGGGGCCGAGTACCAAGCAACCCAGCGCCACGTCCCAGCTCGACCGCCTCGACGCTGACGGGAACGACGCGACCAAGACCGGCAAGCCCACCGTCACGCTGCGCGACCCAGCCACGGGTACGACGATCGCGCTGCCGAAGGACCCCGCGGGCACGCTGACGACGATCAACAACCAGCCGATGGTGGTCAAGCCCGACGGCACCGCCACCGCGGTCGTCGGGCCCGACGGCAAGCCGATCACCGTCAGCAAAGACAAGTCGCAGATGAACGTGCCAGGCATCGGCCTGGTCGAGTACGACCCGTCAAAAACGGGCAGCGACGCCTACAACGTTGTCGTCAAGACGCCCACCGGCGTCCAGGCCAAAGACCTGCAGCCGCAGAAGGTCAACGGTAAGGTCTACATCGCCGTCGACGACGGCAAGGGCGGCATCACCTGGCAGGAGACCAACCTGCCCGAGAGCCATGTCTACACCGTGGCTGCCGGCGGCAACGACCCGCGCTCGCCCAACATCACGCTGATCGACGAGCAGGGCAACTCGACCACCGTCAAAAAGGAAGGCTGGACCCCGCCGCCCAACGCCCAGGCCGGTACGGCGATCACGCCCGACACGAGCTCGCCGTTCATCGTCACCATCGGCGACAACGGCCAGCCGATCTTCACCGAGAACAAGAACAAGGTCAGCATTTCCGAGGCGCAGCAGCAGCTGATCCAGCAGCTCGGCGGCAAGGTCGCCGATGGGTCGATGTCCGAGAAGCAGGCGCAGGACCTCATCGCGAGCACGACCCAGGCGATGACGGCCGAGGCGAACAAGCAGAACGCCGCGGCCAACATGCTGACGGCCCAGACCGGCCAGCAGCGTCTCGGTATCGACGCCGCGAACAACGTCATCTCTGGCGTCAACCAGGCAGCTCAGACCGGCGCAGGCTTGCTCCAGAACCGCGTCACCAACGCGATGAGCGGGCTCAACACCGCCATTGGCGCCATCGGCAGCTCGAAGATGACCTCCGCGCCGGCGGGCATGGGCGAGAACCTGGTCGGTGGCCTGAGCGAGTGGGTCACCGGCCTCGGCGGCGGCCAGCCGGTGTACGACTCGGCCGCGGCGATGGTCAACGCCGCGAATCCCTCGGTCAAGGGCGATCCGACGGTGGCCACTCAGGCGTACGCCGCGCTGCGCGGCGCCATGGATCTGTACAAGCAGCAGACCGGCCAGGAGTGGCAGCCGCAACAGCCGTTCAACTCGCCGGTCACCGCGCCGGTGGGCGCGGCCGCGGGCACGGCTGGTGGCGGCGCGCAGCCGGTGTTCAACACCACCACCAATCCGGCACTAACGGCGGCGAATCAGACCAACGCGCAGGGCTTCAACCCGCAGGCCTCGACCGCGGCGCTCAATGCTCAAGGCTTGTTGGACAACCCGCAGGGCCGCGCGATTGCCGCCGGCCAGACCCCAATCGCCTCACAGGGCGCACCGACCACGCCAGGCCTGTACAACCCAGCCTGGCAACAGGGCATGCGCAGCGCCGTCGCCCAGCCCGCGACCGGGCCCGTCGTCGGCTCCGTCCAACCCATTCCGAGCGTCCCCATTCCGGGCTACTCGCCGTACGGCCCGTTCCAGTTCCAGGCTCCGGTGACCGTCTGATGGCTGATAACCCGCAACTCTCGGCTTTCATCAACCAGCTCGCGAGCGCGACCGCCTCGGGCAACATCCAGCAGATCCAGGAGGCCATCCGCGAGTTCAACCTGAACTACGCCAACAGCGTGGCGCAGCTCTATGGTCAGAACTACGGCCCTGGCCAGCCGGCGCCCATTGGCGCCGCGACGCTCGCCGCCGGCCAGGCGTTCGGCAGCATCGGCTACCTGCCGGGCTACACCGGCTCCGACGCGGGTCAGACCATGGGCCAGGTCGCGCAGAACGCGCAGATCGCCCAGAACAATGCCGGCCTCACCGGCTGGTACGCCGCGCCCGTGCAGTCCGAGTGGACGCCCGGTACCTTCGTGCGCCTGGACCCGAACACGTACGACACGAGCCAGTACGGCGACGTCCAGATCAGCTACGTACTGCCGTCGGGCCAATTGCAGCGCGTCAACATCCCCCAGGCCAAGGCGATGGGCTGGGACGGCGACCTGTCGAAGATGAACACGACGCCCGCCCAGCACGCCATGCAGCTCGAGAAGGCCCCGCCTCAGAACGTGCCGCAGCAAACGCTGCAGGGCCTGAGCTCCTACGCCAACCTGAACGCCCAGGCGCAGAACGCCGCACTACAGCAGGCCGGCGTGACGGGGATGTATCAGGCGCCGGCGACGATCTACGCGCCAGGCACCAACGCAGCTGGCGGCAAGTTCTCCGATCTGGACCAGGGCACGCAGTACGCCTACTTCATGTCCAACGGCTCCGACTGGAACGCCGCCATGAACAAGTGGGTGGCTGACTCCAATAACGCCATCCGTCAGGCGACCGAAGCTGCCGGTGGGACGTGGAATCCCAATCAGCCCGGCGCGCCACAGGAGACACTCGCGGCGCAAAACCAGTACTTCACCCAGGCCTCGGACCTTGCGAACCAGTTCGGCCAGTACTACGCGCCGCTGGCGCCGGGCCAGACAGGTCAGGCCGGCGTCAACGCTCCCCAGGTGGGCCAGACCACGATGGCCCAGCAGCAGCAGACCTACGCGCAGCAGATGGGCGCGATCAACGCCGCGGCGGCGCTGCAGGCCAACCCGTTTCGCCAGCAGCAGGTCATCGGCCAGCTCGGCCGCGTGCTCACGGGTCAGGGCGTCGCCGGCTTCTCGGCCCCCAATACCGTGGCCGGCGTCGGTACCGCGGGCGGCACTGGCCCGAACACAGGCATGGCGTACATGCAGCAGCTCATCGACGACATCCGCGGCGGCACCAACTCGGCCAACTCCCAGGGCGTGCAGGGCGTGCTCGACGCTATCCCGACGCCCAACAAGATCAACTCCCAGGACTTTCTGAGAGCGGCGCCGTCGACGCAGCAGATGCTGCTGCAGGGCATGCAGGAGAAGTACGGGCTGGATCCGAACGACTCGCTGACGCAGATCAAGAACACGCTGCCGTCGTTCCAGGCGCCCACGACGTTCGGGACGGTGAAGGGGTAGAGCATGCCGCTACTGGGCGGGAAAAAGGCCAGGACGAAAGCGGGAATCGCGAGCAACATCCGCACCGAAATGAAAGCGGGCAAGCCGCAGGACCAGGCGATCGCGATCGCCATGCGTAAGGCGGGCAAGCCGAAACCTTTGAGAAAGCGATGACCGTCGACGTCACGCGCTCCATCCATCCCGACCTGCTCGACGAGTACCAGGACCAGATGCAGCTGGCCGCCGGTGCGACCGCCGAGACGCCACCGACGGCTAAACGCGAGCGGCGAGGACGTGGTGCCACGGGCCAGTCTGCTGCTTCCACTCCCGGAGCTGAGCAGGCGCCCGAGCTTCCTCCGCTCGAGGCCCCCGTCACACCCACGGACGGATCCGGGGACGGCGCCGCGTTGCCCCCGGACACCGCCGAGCCCGAATGGCTGAAGCAGCTGCGCGCCACGAGCGACCCAAAGGAGATCGTCGCACTGGTCACGCGCAACGTGCCGCGCGAGGACCTGAGCCGCGACGACGTGCTGGCCGGCCTCATCGGCGATCTGGGTAACAAGCGTGCCCGCCAGATGCTCGAGGACCAGGAGCGCCAGCGCCAGGAGCGCGCTCGTCAGGAGGCGTACGAGAAGGGCGACCTGTACACCCTCGGCCAACTCGAGGCCACCAACCTGGAGCAGCAGCGCCAGGCAGCCCAAGCGCAGAACGACCCGTACCTGGTCGCCGTGCGCAACTTCCAGGCCGGCCTGCCCGAGGACGTGCAGCGCGAGGTGCAGGGAAAGAACTACGATTCGTTCGGCGCATACTTGTCCGCCGTCCAGGACGCTGCGATTCGCCACGGCGTCTCGGAAGAGGTCAGGAAGCGCTCGGGGGCTCTGGAAAAAGCAGAGCTCTCGGCAACCGTCGGAAGTGAGCAGTCCCCAGAGCTAGACGGAGGACCTGCCCAGGCGTACCGCGAGATCACGGACGCCCAGGTCGCCGCCATGACGCTCGAGGAGTACGACCGTCACTTCGACGAAAAGGGCCGGCCAAGACCCGGCGTTCGCGTGCGCCTGGAGCGGGGTATCGACGTTCGCAGGCGGTGATCTCCTCACCTGAAAGGGTGAGACGCCAAGGAGCGACCAATGCCCGTTGGGGCTACAGAGTTCGTCGACAAGACCATCGCCGACGGCGTGTTTTCGCCAGACATCTGGTCCAAGCAGGTGCTGCGCGCCACCGAGTCGAACCTCGTGCTCGCCAAGTGCGTCAACCGCGGCTACGAGGACGATGCCAGCGTCGGGAAGGCGGTCAAGGTCGCCAGCATCGGCAACGTCGCGGCGCGGGCCAAGACCGAAAACACCGCGATCACCTACGAGACGGTGGCCGAGACCGCGACCACCATCACCCTCAACATCTGGAGCTACGCCGCGGTCGGCATCGAGGACATCGTCAAGGTCCAGTCGATCGTTGACGTGCAGAACGAGTACCAGATGAAGATGGGTTACGCCATCGCCAAGGACATCGACTCGAAGCTCGCCGCGGACGTGGCCGGCTTCTCCCAGACCGTCGGTACCCTCGGCACCGCGCTCGCCGACGTCGACATCATCCGCTCCAACCAGTACCTGGACGATGCCGACGCGCCCGAAGAGGACCGCTTCTGCATCCTCAGCCCGGCCGAGAAGGCCAACAAGCTAACGCTCGACCGCTGGACCAACGCGCTGTACGTCGGCAACCCCAAGCCGGTGATCAGCGGCAGCATCGGCGACATGTACGGGCTGAACATCATGGTCACCACGAACCTGGTCAAGCCGGCCGGTGGTCAGGCCAACAACACGGTCTTTCAGCGCGAGGCGCTGGCGCTCATCGTTCAGCGCTCGCCCAAGATGCACCTCTTCTACGACATCGACTTCTTCACCTGGAAGCTCGCCTCGGAGGTCATCTACGGCCACCAGGAGATGAGGGACAACTTCGGCGTGTGGGCCAAGGGCGTCGGATGAGCGATCTTCTCGAACGCCTCGAGCAGCGTGCCGCGCCGGCGCAGGTTCAGCCGCGGCGCGGCATGAACTACAACTTTCCGCTGCAGTGGTACCGACGCCCCGATGGCGACATCGTGCGACTGCAGAGCGACCCCAACAACCGCACCTATTACGAGGACAAGGGCTTCGTGCTGCTGCGGCCCGCCGAAGAGCGGGAGTGGCTGGCCGAGGTGCGGCCGGTGGTCATCGCCGACCAGAAGAAGCGCGCGCAACTGATCACGGCCATTCGCAAGATTCAGGCGGTCGCGCCCCAGTTTCTGATCGACGACGACGACCAGCTGGCGTTCGCCTCCATGCCGCTCGACGAGCTGGACCAGTTCTACAAGGACGGCTGCGAGCTCATCGGCCGCAAGGTCCGCCTGCCGGCCATCCGACCCGAGAAGGGCGACGCGCTCAAGGATCCCAACCTGAGCGGCGTCGAAACGTCTGACCAGACTTCCATCGAGGAGCTGCAGGGCAAGCTCGAGCGCCAGGGCGCGACATTCCAGGGTCAGGGTCATGACCCCATCCGGGAGAGCAGACGACGATGAGCCAGTGGCTCGATGCAGCGCAACAATCGACGGAACCGCTTGGCACTCCGCCGGGCGACCTGTACTTCGAATACTCCAAGCCCGACGGCGATACCTTCCTCGCCTCGGCAGCCAACGCTGAGCACTACCTCGCCAAGGGCTACACGGTCACCGGCGAGCAGACGATCAGCGACTCGGACACCTTTCGAGACGTGCTGAGTCCTGGCACCAACGCCGTGCCGGCCGATGGAACCGCGACGAGCGAAACCACGGCGACGACGGGCGTCGACCAGCCGACGGCCCCCTGATGCCGCCGCCCACGCTCAATGCGCCGGGCGCCTGGGCAGCGTGGGCCAACAACGCCGCCACGCTGCAGTCCTACCTGGGCGCGCCCGATCCGCCCGGCACGCTCATGTTCCAGGTCCAGAAGCCGCCGGGCGGCGCGACCGGCGACAAGGTCAACATCCCGGCCTGCAATGGTCCGAAATACGTGCGACTGGGCTACACCATCACGGGCGAGTGGACGGTCGACCCACTCGATTCGAGCAACGTGGTACCTATCGTTGGTACCCAGGCCGCCACCGGCAAGATCACGCCAGGGGCGGGCGCCGCCGGCGGCTTGTGGACGCACACGGCCGTGGACTGGGGCGGCAACGAGGGCAAGGTCAAGCCCACGACCTGGCCGACCGACGCGGTGAACGGGCAGCCAGGCCCTGGCCGCGGCACACGCCCCCAGGGCACGACGTACGTGGTCATCCCCTCGTCGACGCCCGCGGGTCTGATCGCCTGGTCCACGCCAGTGCCTGGCGATTCGCTGGTCGAGTACGGGACCACGACGGCGTACGGCCTGAACAAGTACGACGGCACGTCGGTCACCGCGCACAGCGTCCAGCTCACCGGCCTGGCCGCTGCGACGCAGTACCACTACCGCGTCAGCACGCTGGGCGCCGGCTTCTACGCCGCCTCGACAGACTTCACCTTCACCACGCCATGACCGACGCGCAGCTGGTCCCGGTCTCGGCCCCGCGCGAGGCGCACCGCGACGGGTGCATCTTCGGGCCCGGCTTTTTCCGGATCACGCTGCGCGACGGCGGGCGGCGCTACTGCCAGTCCGAAGGCGAGGTCGAGTTCGTGCGCCACCTGCTGCCTGACGGGGCGGTGGTCCGCGTGCAGCGGGATGGGTACTGCCTGGATGGGTACAACGGCGGCACGCCCGACGTCGTCGACGCCGAGACGTTCCTGGGCATGTCGCGCGAAGACGCGATCCGCGAGCTGGGCTTCGAGACCGAGGGCGACTACGCGCGGGCGTACCGTGCCGTCGAGGCCGCGGTGCTCGAGCGCGATCGCCTCCAGCACGGTGGCACCCCGCCGAGCATCGTCATCAAAAAGCACGGCCGCAAGATCAACGAGATCACCTGAGCGATGCAGACCGACACGCTGCAGACCAGCCTCGAGCGCCGCACCGGCGGCCCGTGGACGCACACCGGGCGACTGGTCATCCGCTTTCAGCTCGACGACGGCACGCTGCACACGGTGACGCTGCCCGACGATCTGGTAGCCCTCCAGGCGCGTCTGGCCGCGCTCGAGGGCCCGCCGCCCGCTGCCGCATGACCGAGACCCCCACCCTCAATCCGCGACAACCCACGCCAGCGCCGCCCTTGCTCCCCATTGGCGGCACCGATGCCCCGCCGCTGGTCCCGCCTGGCGCGCCGCCGCCGGCACCGACCCCGCCGCTGGACCCGACTTACCTGCCGGCGTGGCAGGGTCCACCAGGTCCGCAAGGACCCACCGGTCCACCTGGTCCGGCTGGACCACAGGGTGTACCTGGCGTTGCCGGACCCGAAGGCCCGCCCGGTGCCCAGGGCGATCCCGGTCCTGGCCTCGTCTGGCGCGGCACGTGGGACTCGGCGCAGGCGTACGCCATCAATGACGCGGTCTACTACCTCGGCTCGTCGTACGTCACCGTTGCCAACAAACCCGCCGGTAGCCAGCCACCTGCCGTGGACCCCGACTGGGGCATCATGGCGCGCATCGGCCTCCAGGGGCCCGCCGGTGCTGCGGGCGCCGACGGTGCCCCTGGACCTCAGGGTGCCCAGGGCCCGCCAGGGCAACCCGGCGTCGGCGTTATCGCCGGCGGCACGACGGGCCAGCTCCTGACCAAGACCAGCGCCACCGACTACGCCACCGCCTGGCAGGACCCCGTGGTGACGCTCGCGGCGTTCAACGCGCTGATGGCGCGCGTGGCCACGCTCGAGAGCCAGGTTGCCGCGATGCCCAACAGCCTCGAAGACCTCAAATACGCGGGTTGATCATGCCGACACTTGCTGCGTACCGATCCACGTTCAGCGTCGAGTGCGGGCCCTATATCGGGCCCGAGAGCTATGACGTGCGCGCCACCAGCGGCTCGAGCTACTCGGAGCTGTTCTGCTCGGCGTACCCGATCAAGAGCGGCATTCCGCAGCAGGACTCGCTCATCGACCGTCCGTTGTTCCGTCCCAATGCGGTCGAGTCGGGCGACAAGAATCGGTACATCAAGGCCTACACACCCGACCAGGGCCTGATCGAGCCCGACCTGGACTGGACCAATCCGCCGATCGCCGACCCCGGCCTCGGCACGCGCTACACCGATCTGGAGGCCTTCACCTACAACGGCCTCGAGCTGATGACCTACGAGGAGCTCGAGAACACCGGCCTGGCCGGCTTCGGCGAGCGGTTCGAGGTCCTGGGTCCGTTCGACGTGCCGACGACGCACCGCCTCATCAACGACGGCCTCAAGCAGTGCTGGCTGATCGTCGAGGTGGCGTGTGTCCCGACGCCGCTCAAGTCGCGCCACAACCTGTCGGTGGTCTGCCCCTGGCTGCAGGACCCCAACGACGTGCTGCAGGTCGGCGTGATCAAGAACTACATCGACCGCGACCTGACCGACCCGTTCGAGAACGTGGTCCGCGGCATGGTCGAGCGTGACGGTGGCGATTTTTATCTGAACACCGGCACGACCACCTTCCTCGACGACGAGGTGCTCTGGCTGCGCGTGCTCAAGCGCGCCTACGACCACTGCCGTAGCAGCGGCGGCACCTTCGGCGAGCAGCAGGGCCTGGTGCTCGAGACGGACGAGGCGCCGTGCGAACGGGACTGGGTCGCCTCGGCGGCGCTGGTGGTCGCCTGGCGGCGCTATGCGCACATGCTCGAGCCGCAGGCCAACCAGCGCCTGATCCGCGACCAGGCGGCCGCGGCGGCGTGGTTCACCGACCGTTGCCGCGAGCACTTCACCGCACCGTTGCCGGGTCGCACCCTGCGACGTCGGCGCTACTTCGGGCCGCCGCGCCAGCTCGCAGGGCAGTACTGGGGGTAAGCCGTGACGATGCAAGCCAACGATGAGTACTTCGGGCGGATTTGCTACGAAGCGTACGCAACGCAGACCGGCGGCAGGAGCCTGGTCACCGGTGACGAACTGGTGCCCTGGGAAGGTCTCGGCGACGAGCTCAAGGCGGCGTGGATCGCCGCGGCGCAGACGGTGCGCGCCCAGGCCACGGTGAGGCAGATCGAGTGAGTCTGTACGCCAAGCGCGAGCCGTGGCCGTTCTCGATAAAGATCTCGGGGGCCGGTTTTCTCCTTGGCTCACCTGGACCAGGGCAGCCGGCGCTGCTGAGCTCCAAGGCTGAGGACATCTCGAGCGTCGACCCGCCCGACTTCAGCTACGCCAATCTGTCGCCGCTGGCAGACCGCGAGGAGCCCTACGAGAGCCTGACGATGGGCCTCGGCATGCGCACCCAGCACAAGTGGCAGGACTACCGCTACGCCGAGGCGATGGGCCTCGATCTGAGCGTGCATCCGTGGGGCAAGGGTCCCGAGGTGCTTACCAGTACGGGCGCCGGCACGGGCGAGGTGGTCGACTTCTTCGAGCTCGGCGGCAGTCTGTTCATGGCCGCCGGCACCCAGATCTTGAAGTACACGCCCGCGACCAACACTTGGGCGGCGACCCACACCTTCGCCAACCCGATCGTGGCCGCGGTGGTCTTCGCCTCGAACTTCGACGGGATCCCCAGGGTGTACGTCGGCTTCGGCGACGGCATCGTGGCGCAGTACAGCGCCGACGGCACGGCGTTCACCGCCTTCGCCTCGTTCGGCGCGCTGGCGTTCATTCGCATTGGCCGCGAGTGGTGGTGGGCCGACCAGACCAACCTGCTGAGAAAATGGGATACGAACTCGGACCCGACCAATGAGGCGAACGCGACCGCGCTGATCTTCCGCATTGGTGACCGGTCCTCGCCCATCACCAGCCTGATGGCTACCGCCGGCGGTGTGCTGATCGTGGCCAAGACTGACGGTCTGTACACGCTCGACCAGGCCGGCGACGATCACCCGCTGTTTCCCTTCCTGCAGTACGCGCCCAACGCGCGCAACGGCAAGTGCCGCGGCCAGTTCACCAACGACCTGTACGTCGGCTACGGCACCAACCTGTCGCGCGTGGGCACCGACCTGGGCCTGCAGGAGATCGGGCCCGAGCAGCTGCCCGACTACGACGGGCCGGTGCGCGGCCAGATCACCAGCTTCGTCGGCGTCGGCTCGCTGTTCGGCTACGCCGGCATCTGGAATCCCGACACGAACACCAGCTACCTGCTCAAGTTCGGAGCCTTCATCCTGCAGGGCACCTTCAGCACGTACCAGACGCTCGCCAATGTGCTGGCCAACCCGGAGCGCATCGACGCCTGGAACGGCAGCCTGAACCACGGCTGGCCTGGGAAATACCCGACCAGGATGTTCACCACCGCCATCGGCGCGCCCGGTGGCCACACCTTCACCATGGTCGGCTTTTCAGACGGCACCTGTGCGCGGATGGTCAACCCGTGCGTCTTCAACCCGCTGGCGTGTTCGGTGTACCGCTTCTGCGTCGGCGACGACTGGGTGCGGCTGCCGCAATGGCACGGGACCTATGTCGCGAGCAGGAAGACGCTGCGCAGCTGGGGCGTGACGGGCCCGCATATCAATCCCAACAACAACATGACCCTCGAGTACAAGACCAGTCCCGACCAGAGCACCTGGACCGACTTCGGCTATATCTTCCAGGCCGGCACCTTCGATCGCCACGCGTTCCCGATCGGCACGGTGGCCATCCTGGCCGAGTTCCGGGCGCACCTGCACAACACGGTCAACACTGAATCGCCGGCGATCTCGTCGGTCTCGATCGGCCACGCGCTGCGTCCCTCGCGGATCATGACCTTCGAAGGAGACATTCTGTGCGCCGACGGCCTGGTGCGCCGCGACGGGGTGATGATGCGCAAAGGGCGGCTCCAGATCCGCAAGGAGGTCGAGACGGCGGTCGACGATCCCGGCGCGGTGGCGGTGGTGCTGCCGGACGAGACGAACACCTACCTGTCGATTGTCGATTACCGCGTCGGCCAGGCCTTTGACGAGGTCGGGCGGCAGTGGCGAGGGAGCCTGCACATCAAGGCTGTGCAGTGGACGGCGGTCGAGCCGCCGCCGAGTTAGGAGCGCTATGGCACGCGGCACATCCGTCAACTACACCGGCGCACTGCAGTTCACGTACGCCACCACCGGGCCCGACCTGTTCAAGATGACAGACGTGCAGCAGCTGGCCCAGGCGGTGGAGCTCCACACCCACGACGCCGCGGGCAAGGGGCTGGGCGTAGCCGGCACCGCGATAAAAACCGCCATCGACATGCCCGACTGGTTCCGCTCGACGGGGCACACCACGACGTTTCCGGTGGCAGGTACCGGCGTTGAGATGTTTTATGACGCTGCCAACGGCGGCACCATTCAGACGTACAACCGCGGAGGGGCGGCGTATGGCCCACTCACGCTGGCCGGCAACACGCTGACCTTCGTGGCGGGTGGCGGTACTGCACTGGCGATCGACACGTCCAGGAACATCACCGCGTACGGCACGATCTGGCCAAGCGGCACGCCGGGCATCCACTTTGCCTCGGGCGGCACGCTCACCGACTACCCCGGCGGCTACGTCAACATCAACGCACTGACCGTCACGCCGGGCACTACGGCAACGAACACGCTCACCGTCAATGGTCCGTTGACCGTTGCTGCTGCGAACACGGCGGTATTCAGCGGCGCGGTGACGTGCCAGAGCACGCTCTCAGTGACAGGCGGCAGCTTCCTGACTGGCAGTGTGTCGATGGGGGCCGCGGCGGCGATCGTGTGGCCGAGCGGCGGGCAGCTCAGCGACGGTGGTAGTGGCTACGTGTCTGCCAACAAACTGACCGTCGCCACCCTGGCGGCAGCCACGCTGGCCGTCAATACCAACGTCACCACGCCGTTGATCATGAGCGGCTACGGCATCCTGTGCCAGGGCACCGCACCAGTCGGCACCGGCGTCGGGTTCGGCGGCAACGTCGGTCAGGGCAACGGTGCGATTGCCACACTACCCCTCTCCAGGGGCTCGGGTTTCGGACCAGCGAGCCCCGGCGGCATCGGATGGGTGCAGTTCAACATCAACGGCTCGACGTGCTACTTCCCGTATTGGACCTGAGGAGGGCTCCATGGCAGCAGGACTTCCGGTAGACAAGTTCCAGCTTGACAATCAGATCGGCATGCTGGCGCGCAACCTGGAGACGTTCGCCAACCAGGCGCTGCAGCTCAAGCAGTACCTCGACGCGACGCCCGACGCGGATCTCGAGGCGCCGCCCTTCGAGTACGAGCCCGGCGACGTGGCGCTGATCAAGAGCGCCGCCACGGACATGGCCACCGTCGCCAATGTGTACAAGGGGCTGGTGGACCACACGCCGGCCAGCGACCTGGGCGTCTTCTCGCGGCGGCTGATGGGCCTGTACCTGGGGGGCTGATGCCGAGGATCGAGTCGCAGACGCAGCTCCGCGTGCTCGAGCTGCGCTTCGCCGCGGTGCAGGGCGCGCTCCAGCTCGCGCAGCTCGTCCAGAACGACGCGCAGGACCTGGTCAAGAGCTACCTCGAGGCGGTTGCCTTCGCCGCGGGCATCGATCTGGGCCAGGGCGATCGCGTCACCGTCAACTGGTCCAGCGGCGAGGTTGAGGTCGAACCGCCGGTGGTGCCGCAGTTCGGCGAGCTCGTCGCCAACGGGATGGCCCACGAGTGACCGACACCGACACGACGGCCCAGATCACGCAGCTCCAGCAGCAGCAAGCGCTCACCGTCCAGGCACTCGTGGCCGCGCTGGCCGGGCGCTGGACCGGCGCCGGGTCGGTGGAAGCCTACCTGTACGCCATTGATCCGGCGCTGCAGGGGCAGCTCACCTCGGACCCGCCCGTGGTGCAGAGCGAACAGACGTGACCGCGGCGGCGGACATCACCCAGCTCCAGGCGCAGCAGGCGCTCACGGTCGAAACCCTGCGCGCCATGCTCGAGGGGCACTGGACGGGCGAGCCGCCGACGGTGGAGGCGCTGCTGCTGGCGATCAACCCGACGCTCGCGCCGCTGCAGACGGTCGACTACCTGCTCACTTCAGAGGTGGGCGAGCATATCGGCCCGGATTGGTGGCGACAGTACGACCCCAACACGTACATGCCGCAGCAAACAGCGTCGTGGACGTGCTCGGCGTGCAGCCTGGCGTGGGTCGAGCGCGCCACCGGGGTCAACCCCAACGCCGACGAGTGGAGTGCGGTCGCCGAGATTGGCCAGCCCAACAACATCAACCCGACGTATGGCCTGATGGACGGATCCGGCGCCCAGCTGCAGCGCGTGCTGCGCGACTACGGTGTGCCGTCGAATCAGGGCTGGCTCAATTTCGACACCGCGTACGCGATCTATAGCGGCACGGCGGGGTGCATGTCTGGCGGCAACTGGTACCACTGGGTCGGCGTCCGCGGCGTGATTGACGACAAGCTCTGGATCGCAAATTCAGCGCTTGGCTACAAAAACGTCGGGGACACGCTAACGCGGGAGCAGTTCAACGCCCTGGGCCCCTTTTCGTGTGTCTACCTCGACAACGCGTGATGTGTGAGCATCTGGCCCGACTTCCTTTTGTTCCTGGCCGACTGGCTGGGGAAGCACGGGCTGCCGACCATCGCCGGGTTTGTCGGCGGCGTCGCGGGGGCTGAGGTCCGTGCTCGATGGATCAGCCGCCGCAACTCGACCCCGACCACGCGGTCATCCTCGAATGGCGAGGACTCAAGGTCACCCTGACCCTGGCGCGGTTGGTCGCAGGTTTCTGGCTGACCCTGTTTATCGGCGGCGGGTGCTTCGCCATCCTGCTGGGCAGTGACAAGCCCGTTGAAGAGCAGGCGGCGATTGCCATCCTGTCAGCAGTGACCACGGCATGGATCACCGCGCTGACGCGCCGATGACCGACCAGCACCTGGAGCTGGCGAAGCTGGTCGTCACCGCGGTCATGGCGATCGTGCTGATCGTCGCGATGACGTGGATCGTGGTCAGCCCGAACACGGACGAGGCGGCGATCAAGGGCGCGCTGGTCATCGTGGGCAGCTCTGTGGGCTTCATTTTTGGGAGGGAAACGAGGTAATGCAACTCGGAACCGTCAGCGGTAGAGCCGTCACACTCGGGTGGCTGATCGCGCTGCTGGTGCTGATTCTGGTGTTGGTGTTCCTGGTCATCGGCGGGCCCGACCCGACGGTGCTGCTATACCTGATCGGCGGCTGCGCGCTCGCGAGGTTGCTCTAAACGCACCTGTAACCAGGATCTCGACCACGAACACGATCTCGACCCAGTATCCTCCTGCTGTGAGCGCGTTCGAGCTAGACGCCCTGGCGTTGGAATACCAGCGCGATTACAGGAGTGCCCTGGGGGATCTCAACGTCGCGAATCTCGTGAACAATCCCGAAGCGAACGGCGTATGCCGCGTCTTTGGTCTGTTGCTCACGAAACAGTCCGGCGATCTGTCTCGTCGTCAGGCTGGTGTGCCGTTGAATGACAGCCCCGATCCGGGTCTGGTCAGCCACGATCGACGCGAGCGTCTGGCGGACTGACTTCTCCTCGAGCCGCTGGCCGATCGCGTTCAGACCCACGCCGTGGAACATGAACGTCGTGTTTTCACAGGCGTAGCGCTGTCTGCCCGCAAGAAAGACTGTGTTGCCGATTGAATCGACGTTACCCACGTTGTGCGTGGTCAGATCGAAGGGGAGTGCGCGCAACACGTTGTAGAGGTTCATCCCATGCATCACGTTGCCGCCCGGTGTTGAGAGCAGCAGATGGACCTGGGCCACTCCGATGTTGGCCAGGTTGGCCATTATGGCCAGCAGGCTCTCTGTTGAATGGGCGTTGACGTCAGAGGAAAACGAGACGTAAACCGTCCCACCCGGAGTTGGTTGCAGCTGGTTGGGGACGATGGTCACTGGCCCGTGGGCCCAGTGCTAGCGTGTTGATGCATCGAGGGCTATCTCCCTTCGGTGTCGGGCCGCCGGCTGTTTCCGCAGCGCGGCGGTCGTTTTGATCCGAACACGCATTCTAAGCGACTGGTCAGTCCTCGACCCACTTGAGCCACTTGTCGGCGATGACCAGGACGTGGTCGCTCTTGACCTCCTCGCGCGATTGACCCCACAAGCCGACAAACTCGGCCGCGGCCTTGAGCACCGCGAGCCGTGTGATGCGGTCGTCCTTCGCACTCAAAACTGCGGGACCTGGATCTGGCGACAGGTTCTGCATGTCGACGATGTATCCCTTCGGGTCGATCTTGAGCCGCACGTGCGCGCCGGCGTCGGGCAGCTGCACCGGGTGAAAACGCGAGACGTTGACCCACGCGCCGCCGATCTTGAGTCCCGTCGGATTGACGCTCTCGACGATGCCCTCGACGTCCTCGGTCGGCACACGCCCGTTCATGGCTTGCGCCGCACAATTCTGCGAAGCAGCTGCCACCAGACCAACAGATAGCCGGGGTGGAACGCGTTGATCATTCCGCCGCCACACAGGTGCTCGTGCTCGCCGTCGGCACCGCACCAGCAGCGATTCACCACTGCACCTCGCACTCGTCGTCGTCGAAGGTGGGCGCTGGTCGGCGATCACTGGCGCGGACCAGGTGCTCGATCTGCCCGTCCTCCAACAGGCAGAGCAGGTCCCGCAGCAGCGGCACGAGCTCGACGAGGCGCGTGGAGTCCTGCATGGCCGCGCGGCCGCCGGCGCGCCACGCGGCGCCCCAGATGGCGCTGGGGTCCTCGGCCTCGTGCGGGTGGTAGTAGCGCCACGCGAAGAACGCACCAGACGGGTCAGCGGCGACGCTCATCAGTCCTCCCGCTCGATGAGCGCCGCGGGGATGACGCCGCGCTGGGGCTTGCCGAGGATGCGGCTCAGGTCGGCCTTCGGAGCCGGCGTTTTGTCCGCGACCAGTTCGCAGTGCAGCTGCACGGCGAGCATGTGCTTGCAGGTGCGGCGCTGACCGTCGTAGCAAGTGCAGCTGGTGCGGGTGGTGAAGTAGACGACGTTGGCGTCGCGCGAGCTGCGGATGCCGTAGGCCTTGCGGCCGTCACGGGTGCGGCACTTGAGCCACTGGCCGGCGTCGGTGGCGATCGCGACGGCCTTGGCGCCGCGCGGGTCAGTCTCGGGAAGGCTTATCGTTGAACTGGTCATGCCTGCTAACTCCAGGTATTGGCCTCGGGCAGGTCGGCGGCTTCAACGCTGGCCTGCCCTCTTTGCTTGCTGAGACTATACACCATACTAGCTAGAATTGCAATTGTAAGAGACCTCTGTCCGCTACAATTCTAGCCATGCAGGACAGGGTCCCGGCGCGGCTCCGTGCCGTCGGGGTGATACGTGTCTCCGAGGTCGGCAAGCGTGACCGCGAGAGCGAGTCTTTTATCACGGCTCGCGAGCAGCGAGAGCAGTTCACGTCCTGGTGCGCTCGTCACGCCGCGGACCTGGTCGAGGTCGTCAACGAGATCGATGTCTCCGGCAAATTGGAGCTCGCCAAACGCCGCGGCCTGCTTCGCGCGCTCGAGCTCATCGAAGGTGGCATCGCCAACGTCCTGCTCTTTGCGTATTTCGACCGCTCGTTCCGGAATCTCGATGTCCAGAACTCGGTGCTCGCGCGCATCATCGAAGCTGGTGGCGCGACGTACGCGTGCGATTTCGGCGAAATTCGCTTCGGCACGCCAGCCGAGCGCTTCGCTACCACGGTGCAGGGCGCGGCCAACCAGCTCACCAGTGACCAGGCGGCGTACAAGGCGATGAATGCCAAGCGCGACGCTGTAGCGCGTGGCGTGCCGCCGTTCTCCCGGTTGTGCCTTGGGTATGTTCGTGGGCCCGACGGACATGTGGCCGTGGACCCCACGCTCGCGCCGCTGGTCACAAAGATGTTCAACATGCGCGCCGACGGGGCCACGCTGAAGGAGTGCCAGCAGTTCCTGGCCGACAACGGCGTCGTGCGGAGTTACTCGAGCGTCAAGGCCACGTTGGCATCGAAGATGGTGCTCGGCGAACTGCACGCGGGCAAACATGTCACTCCGAATCTTGAGTCGCACACGGCCATCGTCGACCGTGTGACCTGGCAGCGCGTGCAGCGCGCGAAGGTGCCGCGCGGACGGGTGCCACTGCCAGACGGCCGCTTGCTGGGGCGCATGGGCCTGTTGCGTTGCGGCGGCTGTGGCCGCGCGATGTCGTCGGGCGGCTCCAGGAGCGGTGGCAAGACGTATCGCACCTATGTGTGCGGCATGCGGGCGGATTGCCCGCGGCCGGTCTCGATCAACGCCACGCTGGTCGAGCGGTTGGTGGCCGATGAGTGCCGGCGTTACATCGCGGGTAGAACACAGTCTGCGAGTCTGGATAGCAAGGTGCGTGAGGCCGAGGACCGCGTGGCGCATGCGGAGGCGGCCCTCGACGGCGCGATCGGGCTGCTCGCAGGGATCGAACGCCCATCCGCGCGGACGCGACTGCTCGAGTTGCAGCACGACCTGGCGGAGGCTATCGACGCGCTGAACGTGGTCCAGCGGCAGGCGGGACCGCTAGAGCTCGTGCGCGGCGACGTCGACTGGGATCGACTCAGTCTCGACGAACGCCGCGGGCTGATCCGCGCCATTTTTCGTTCGATTACGGTGCACCCGACGCAGGCGGGCATCCCGCGCGACGCCAGCGCGCTCACGTTCGAGCCGTTCGTCGAGTAACCGCCGGGCTGCCCGCGCCAAGATGCGGTCAACTTCCGCGGCCACGCGCGGCGGCAGCGGAAGTGGAACCAGTCCATGGGAGTCCTCGTCGTTGAGCACGGGCGGGTCGTCTTTGGCCGCAGGTGACATGTCTGTCAGTATCTGGCGGGCCAGACCTGCCGTCGATGCCAACGTCAGGACACACAAGCTGACTGTCTTGTGTGTGTCGCCGCACTGGACAGGTGTCCAGGTATGCCGGCGAATCAGGCTTGCTGAACGCTGACGATGACGGCGCGTGGTCCCAGCTCGGTGCGGATTTTGGCGATCGCCTCGTCGATGGTGACCGCGGTCACCCACCGCTGACCGCTCAGGGTGTAGGTGATCAGCCACGAGGTCGGGGTCTGCTCAGCTGCGGCTTGCTCCGTGCCGCCAGCGAGCCGAAGCAACGCTTCCCAATCGTCGAACGGCGGCCACGGCACGTCGAACTTCTGACGAAGCCGATAGAGCGTGCGCGGCGCGATGTTCAGCGCCTGGGCCATGCCGTCGTGTTTGGCGGCATTGGGATCCGAGATGACCGCTGCCCTCATGGCCTCGGCGAGCTGTTCGCGGGTGCGGTACGGAACAGGGCGTCGCTGAGCTGACATTGGCGCGACTGGTGGAGTCGCGTCCTCCTGGCCACGCAGTATAGGGACGCTCGCGCCACGGATCGGTGGTCTGTCAGGTCGTCGTGCCAGGGTTTGTCATCTGTCTGTCAGTGGTATGTCCTGCATGGTATTGTCTGGACGGCTCCGCACAGAACAGTTGTCAGGGTTGTGTTCTGGTCGAACTAAGCCAGTTCCGACACGACAGACCTGGCAAGAGCAGCGGATCCAGACGTATTCTTTAGAACTTGTGTTCTAAAAAGGCAAGGGATGGTTCATGGATCCTTTGGCGCAGCGCATCCTTGACGAGATCCAACGCAGTTCATTGTCACCAGATGATCGCGGTGCGCTCGCGATGGCGATTCGGGGCAATCACCATCAAGGGCACCCGAGCCCGATCGCGACCTGGTCGACGACTTCAGAGTTTCTTGTCGAACTCTGTGAGTGGGCGGCCGCTCTACCGGCCGAACACCTGCCGCCACGAGAGGGTGATGCCGCGCGTCACTTCGGACGCAACATCCGCACAATTGGTAGATGGTTGAGCCGTGCCGGCATAGCGGGGTGGGACGGATTTTTGCGGTTCTGGACGCTCGCGGTGCGTGAACCCAGCGCGTAGCGGCCATTGATTGACAGGAATACCTGTCTTGACTGTCATGTGTCGCGACAGTTGATGGACACATAGCCTGTCTGTCCTCACGTTGGCATTTACTGGGCCTGACAACTGGGTGCATAGTCGCTGCCATGAGCAACACCGGCCTTTATGTGAGGCTCGACCCAGAAAGTTTCGAGCGGCTGCGGAAACGAGCCGCCGAAGACCGCCGGACGCCTGGGGACCAGGCCGCGGTGCTTCTTCGAAAGGCGCTTGAAGCGCTTGAGGCGCTCGAGTCTGTCGCGGCTTAGTCGTGGCGACGAGCGATCCTGGCGCGAGCCTGCCCAAGATCTCCGATCCGACGAGGCGGTATTTCGCGTGGCGGGCGAAGCACCCGCATCAAGCCGAAGACGCGGGCCAGGCCTGGGCTGAGGCCTGGCGGCAGGCGTACTGGGCCGGCATCCGCGAGAACAGCCAGCTCGGCATGCAGCTGCTCGAGGTCATGCAACGCGTCGAGGCGCTCGAGCAGCGCCTGCGCGACCTGCAGGCCAGCGACGACATCGAACGCGAGATGGAAGAGGCCAGCGCGTACTGGAAGAGCGAGGTGGACGCATGACTCAGGCGATCGAGACGTGCCGCTACTGCGGCCGCCAGGGTGGTGACGAGTTCAGCTTCGGGCCCGACGACATGGCGCCAGGTGTCTGCCCCACGTGCATCGATGCCCGCATGTCAGCGCTCATGCTCGCCGCGGCACGCCGCCTGAAAGGGCTGGCCGGGCAAGGCTCGACACCAGCGCAGGTGCTCAGGGCGTGGCTGCGCAACGAGATGGTCGCCTTCGGCATCACGCCGACCTGGGCCCAGCGCTTCATCGACGCCGACATGGCCGCGTTCGCCGCGGCGGGAGAAAGGTTGCACCGCTGATGCCCGAGTGGGGGTGGCTGCTGGTGCTGTGGGTGGTCGCGAGCGTGTGCTTCGCGCTCGGCATCGCCAGGTGGTTCCGGTGGCTGCGTGACTGAGCGGGAGCTCGGGTTGCGGCTTCCAAGTGGGCGCCTTGTTGTGTGGCGCCGCTACAAGCGGACGCAGATCGCCGAGATGGCCGACTGGGAGCCAGACTTTCCCATGGACAGCGTGTCCATCAGCGAGCCGGACGCCGCCGCGGGCTCGCCGAAGGCTGGCGACAAGATCGCGCGTAACCGCGACAACCATGAGGACCGGTGGTTGGTCTCCGCCGCGTACTTCGCGGCCAACTTCGAGGAGCTGCCGTGACCAGCATCGGAATGCTCGCGGTGGTTGTGGACTACGACGCCGACGGGCAGCGGTCCGTGACGATCGTGCAGGCGGATCCAGTGATCGAGATCGCCGACCGCGTCCTCGCCGGCATGCATCCGTGGGAGTTGACCGTCGGCGACGGCATCGTGACCGTGCACGCCCGCAATGGCGACGTCAGCTACGGGCTGTGCAAGTACGACGAGCTCCGTCGCACGTGGCTCGGGGTGCGTTCAGGCGATACGGAGGGAGGCGATGCCTGACCTGCTGCGCCGTGGTCTGGCCTTCCCTGCTACGCGGCGCATGGCCGTGCGTGTGGTGCCGCAGAAGGTGCTGACGCGCGCGCAGATCCTGCTCGTGGAGAGCATCGTCGGCGAGGACGAGTGGACGCGTTGGGTCAAATCTCGGGCCAAGCTCTGGGGCTGGCATGGCGTGCACCTGCGCGATTCGGAGGGCGTCATGGAGAGCGTCCACCTCACGCGTTTGGACGGTTTCTCGGAAGCACTGGGGCAACCCGACTGGAGGTTCTGGTCGGAGGAATTCGGCGAGTCGTTCGACGCGGAGCTCAAGGGCAAGTTCGGCACGCTGAGCAAATGGCAGAAACGGACGATTCCGTCGATGCGCCGCGGCGGGATTCAGGTCTTCACGTGGTGGCCTCGAGACTGGCGGCAGGTCGAGCACGTCTTTCGCTACGGATTGGAGGGGTTGAGCTAGTGCGCGTCACCCGCATCAGCATCGCGCTCGAGCAGCGGCTCGGTGACAACGACTACGGCTCCGAGCGCGCCCAGGTGGAGTACACGGCAGAGCTGGGCGCCGAGGACGATGCAGTCGACTGCACGCAGAAACTGCTCTGGCACGCGCGCGTGCAGCTCTTTCACGAGCTGAGCAACTCGCGCACGCTGGCCATTCGCCGCAAAGCGAACCCGCCGGCGCGGTTGTGCGCGGAGTGCAAGCAGCCGCTCGGCGACGAAGACGACTATCGCCACCCGGCCTGCGAGGAGGCGATGCTCGAGCGCCGCAAGCAGCAGGAAGACGAGCGCCGTGCGAAGTACGAGGAAGAGCGCAAGCAGCGCGAGGCGGAGTACCAGCGCCAGCGCGAGCTCGCGGGCGTTGGCGCCGCGACCGATGACAACGCCGACGATGAGCCCGACGACGACGAGGACGAGGACCTCCCGCTGTGACCGAGGTCGAGATTCCGGGCCGGCTGGCTACCCGACCACGAACACGCGGCTTTGTCGTGCCCTGGTTCGTGGCGCAGCTGGACGATGGCAGCTACGACTTTCGTACGGCCGACGCGCGGAAGCTCGTGCGCGCGGCGCGGGACAAGCTGTGCTGGATGTGCGGCGAGCCGATCGGCCGCTGGCAGACATTCATCGTCGGACCCATGTGTGCCATCAATCGCATCAGCAGCGAGCCACCCTCGCATCGCGACTGTGCCGAATACGCCGCGGCGGTGTGTCCCTTCCTGACTCAGCGCGAACAGCGTCGTCGCACCGATCACCTGCCGGAGGGCCACGGGAGTCCCGCGGGCATCATGATCGAGCGCCAGCCAGGCGTGACGTTGCTCTGGGTCACGCGCGAGGGCTACCAGCTGGTGCGTGCTCCGGGCGGCGTGCTGTTTCGAATGGGCGAGCCGAACGAGTGCATCTGGCAGTGCGAAGGACGGTCAGCGACGCGAGACGAGGTCCTGGCATCGATCGAGAGTGGCTATCCGCTCCTCTTGGCTGAGGCCCAGCGCGACGGCTCGGCCGCGATCGCCGCGCTGACTCTCGCTCGGGGCGAGGTTGAGAGACTTCTGCCGACCGAGGAGGTGGCCGCCTGATGGCGTGGGCACGTACGCAGGTCCGGCGCGGACCCGTGCGCTGCAAGCTCGGGGGGCCGGCACCGTGCATCGATGACCTGTGCCACGGCGTCGACGTCACGATGTGCGGCCTGCACTACGGGTTTGACCTCTGCGACCACGGCAACGACCCGGAGTTGTGCGATGAGTACCCGTGCAGCGTCGAGCGCGAGGACGACTTCTGATGGCGCGCCGTCGCTGGGTTTGGGACCACTGCGTCGAGTGTCATCGTCGGGTGCTTGCGTACTACCGCTCGATTCCGGTGTGCCACCGTTGTTTCGAGGCCTGGTGCCGAATCGACGACGAGGCCGCGGCGCCAGGTGAGCTTCGTGGTCAACGCGTCGTCGGGCTTCGCCCCGCCAAGACCCAACGCCATCCGATACGGAGTCTGGCCTGATGGCGCGTCCGTTTGTCGCGGGGTTCATGCTCGGCGCCGCGGTGATGCTCGTGACCGGCGCGGCGCTGGGCTTGCACGCCCAGGACGTCAGCGCCGAGGTGCTCGAGGCCGCAACAGCAGCCCACAAGGATCCCGTGCAGCTGCAGGGAGCGCTGGACTCGCTCGAGCGTGCCGGCGAGCCGGTCGACGCGTATACCTACCTGCGCTCTGAGGGTGACCTGCCTCCGCTCGCGCCACCCCAAAACTTCCCTGGCCAGTCATATACCAGCCAGTCAAGTCCCCGCGTGGACTGCATCATCCACTACGAAAGCCGCGGCGATGCGCGTGCTGTGAATCCGCGGTCCGGCGCGGCGGGGTTGGGCCAATTCTTGGCCTCTACCTGGAGGTCCACACCCCAGGGCCGCGCCGGACTGTCGGTGTTCAACGCCGAGGCGAACCGCGCCGCGGTGCAGTACATGCTGAACGCTGGGCGCGCCCGCGAGTTCGCCGTCGTCACCTCGGGGCTCTGCTGATGCGGCTCCGGACCGATCCCGACACGCTCATGGAAGACGATCCGGGCATCTATCAGGACTTGCTTGCTGAGCGAGACGAAGCAATTCAGCAGTTGGACAGAGAACGGCTGGAATACGCACAGAAGGCAGCCGACGCAAGCGGCAGAGTCTACGAACTGGAGGCCGACCTCGAGACGCTCAAGAGGACGCTGAGCAAGATGGACGAGTGGCACGCCGACAAGGCGCGTCAGGTGTATCTGCTGCAGGCGTGCGTAAGTGAGCGCGCCCTTGAGGCGCTCGAGGCGCTGCAAGAACTGACCGGCTCGAACAACATCTCCAACCCGTGGCTCGGGGTGACCTCGGCGGTAGCGTTGCTCAAGTCCGACCTCGAACACTACCGCCTGCTTGAGGACGTGCTCAAGGCAAAGAGTCTCGAGGTCGAGCGACTGCGGGACGCCAAGGGATTCGTGCCGTGAGCGAGATCGTCTGGCGCCTGGACCAGGCCGACGCCGAGGAGTTCATCCAGTTCCTGAGCGAAGCCCTCGAGAACCTCTACTTCGAGCCGGAGAGCGAGCTCGAGCAACGATTGATGCGCTGGGTCAATGAGTTGACTGAGCTCTGCACCCAGCGTGCGCGCTACGACGCCCTACTTCAACCCAGCATGGAGGTCCTGCTGACATGACTGACAACGTCAAGCAGCCCGCAGCTCCCGAGATCCAGAACCCGATGGAGTACATCGACACCGACGACGAGGTGAAGGTACGTGGCTTTCACGACGTCAACATGGCAGCCAAAGCGATGTACGACGTGCTCCTCGAAAGCTGTCCACGCTCCGCCGAGCGCACGCTGGCGATTCGCAAGCTGCAAGAGGCGCGCATGTGGGCCAACGCAGCAATCGTCTTCGACGGGAGGATGTACCCGCTATGACCCAGGCCCTGGCCAAGGCGCCAGCGCGCGAGCAGTCGCGGCTGGCGGCCATCTCCGGCTTCACCGACGCGGAGATCGCGCTGATGGAGCAGACCGTCGCGCCGAAGGCGACGCGGCTCGAGCTCGCCTTTTTCCTGGTCAACGCCGCGCGGCTCGGGCTCGACCCAATCCTCCGCCAGATCTACCTGATCAAGTACTCGGAGAACGCAGCGGCCGAGATCGTCGTGGGTATCGATGGCTACCGCAAGCGCGCCGAGGATTCGGGCGTGTACGCCGGCTCCGATGACCCCCTGTTCGAATATGACGATGTCGGCCAGCCGGAGGACAGCGGCCCGCGCTGGCCGTCTATGGCGACCGTGACGGTGTGGAAGATCGTCGCCGGGCAGCGCGTCCCATTTACGGCCTCAGCACGGTGGACCGAGTTCTATCCAGGCTCGGGTAAGGCGGGCGAGCAATACCGCAAGCGGCCGCATAACCAGCTGGCCATCCGCGCTGAGTCGCACGCGCTGCGCAAGGGTTTCCCCCAGCAGACCGCGTCGCTCGACCTGCACGTGCAGCCGCCCCAGGAGTGGGTCGACGCGGCCGAGGCCGACATGCGGCGGGTCGACGATCCACAGGCGACCGCTCGCAATGCGCGGAGATACAACGAGATCTTCGGGCCTGAGGACCAACCAGAACCCATCAAGGCGCGCGCGCTTGGCCCCTCACCACGGCGGGCGCGCGCCGCGTCGGCGCCGGCGGATTCCGAGCCTCCAGCGGAACCGCCGGCCGACGACGAGCAAGCTCAGGCAATCGTCGAGCAGGCGCACGCCGCCGCGGAGCAGCGCGACCAGGACCTGGACGAGATCGAGCATCAGCGCCAGCAGCGACTCGAGGGAGTGAAGTAAGCGCCGGTGATCGAGCCGACTTCGGTCGAACCTGCGCCGCTGCGGCGTCTGGACGAGGCGGTGCGGTTGCTTGCCGCGGCACGATCGGTCGACGAGGTGAAGGGCATTCGCGATCTGGCAGAGGCAGCGCGCGTGTACGCGCGCGAGGCGCAGCTCGGGCTCGAGGCTCAGAACCACGCCGCGGAGATCAAGCTGCGCGCGGAGCGCCGCGCTGGCGAGCTGCTGCGCGCGATGCCGCGCAACGAGGGCCAGCGCTACGGCCGTCGCGAGCCGCTACAGCCGGCGCCCACGCTTGAAGAGCTGGGCCTGAGTCGTTCGCAATCCCACCGCTACCAGGCCGTCGCGTCGATCCCCGACCGACTGTTCGAAGACCACCTGGCCGAGACCAAAGAACGCGGCGCGGAGATCACCACCGCTGCGACGCTGCGTCTCGCTGCGGATCACCAGCGCGCCAACCAGCCGACACCCATGCGGTCGAGCACGGAATTCGCGCGGCCGGCGCGCGTGCAGCTCCTGCAGGCGGACGTCCGCGCGGGCCTCGCGCAGCTCGAGTCGGAGTCCGTGCAGACGTGCGTCACGTCAGTGCCGTACTGGGGCCTGCGTGCGTACGGCACGCCGTCGCAAATGTGGGGTGGTGATCCCTCACACGCGCATACGTGGGCTGCCGTGCCGTATGTCTGGAGCCCGGGCGGCAATGGCGAACAGAGCATCAAGTCCAGCCGGCTAAGCAGCCAGAGCTCCGCAGAGCGACAGGCGATCAAGCGGCCGCACGCTTCAACGATGGGCAGCTTGTGCACGTGCGGCGCCTGGTGTGGCGAGCTCGGCAGCGAACCGACGCCCCAGCTGTACGTGGAGCACATCGTCGAGGTCTTCCGCGGCGTCTGGCGAGTCCTGAAGCCTGACGCTACCTTGTGGCTGAACATCGGCTTCAGCTACGCGGGGTCAGGGAAGGGCCCGACAGGTTGGAGTGGGGTGAGCGACCAGGTCCGGCGCCAGGGGTTCACCGGTGAAGGGCCGAAGTACGCCGACGGTCGAGCTGCTGGAGTGATCGGAACGCAGACCCAGAGACATGATGTGGCGCATTGGCGCGGCGGGTCACGTGAGGCGCACCTGACCGATAACGGCGGCTCAATGCGCGCGCCGGGCTACAAACCCAAGGACCTGGTGCCCATCCCGTGGCTGGTAGCCATCGCGATGCAGGCCGAGGGTTGGTACTGGCGGTCGACGATCGCCTGGTGCAAGCGGGCGCCCATGCCGGAAAGTGTCGACGATCGGCCGACGTCGGCATGGGAACCGGTCCTGCTCCTGACGAAGTCGCGCTCGTACTACTACGACCAGCTCGCGGTGGCGGAGCCGTCGAGCCCCGAGACACACGCGCGACGGAGTGACGGAGGGGTCAACCCAAAAACCGTCCACTTTGATGGCACGGAGGCGCAGCGGCCCAAGAACAATGCGTCGATGGTCGCGGCGATCAACGAGCGCGTCGAGAGTCGCAACATGCGTAACGTCTGGCTGCTGGGCCCGGAGCCCTTCCCGGAGGCGCACTTCGCGGTGTTCCCGACCGAAATCCCGCGGCGCTGCATCCTCGCCGGCTCACGCCCGGGCGACCTGGTGCTGGATCCGTTCGCCGGCGCTGGCACCACGAACATGGTCGCCGCGCGGCTGGGGCGCGACTCGATCGGCATCGAACTGAAGCCGGAGTACGTCGCCATGGCGGCCGAACGCATTCGTCGCGATGGAGGTTTCACGGTGGAGGTCGAAGCCTGATGCCGCGGCCACCGGCGCTCGAGGGCGAGACGCAGCGCGAGTACGCCTGGCGCGTGTATCCCAACGACGCGCGCGAGCTACTGCTGCCCGCCGCCGCACGCACCGCACGCTGTCAACAGACCGGGTGTGGGGCGCCCGTGTGGTGGGGGTTCACCCGGGCAAACAACCGCCGCTGCCCCTTCGATATCAAGCCCGACGGCACCAGGACCGGCACGAGTCACTGGCGGACATGCAGAGATAGACCGAGAAAGGACTCCAACTGATGCAATTCAAAGCTCGGCTCGCCGCGGTGCGTGGCACGCCCTCACGCGCGGACGATGTGCGCACGGTGGTCCGCCTCAATCTGGAGGCACACGACATTCCCAGCGACTGGTTGTTCTCACAGCTGGGCGAGGACCTGGTCGTCAATCTGGCGGAGGGCACGGTGTCGATGGGCCCGCTTTTCGAAGCGGAGGACGAGGAGGTGGAGGACCGTTCCAACGGTCACATGGATGAGGAGGAAGTGGTCGTTCCGTCGAATGGGCGCCGTCGCCACGGCACACGCTCGAGCGAGCAAGTCTAGGGCGAGAACGCAGGTGGCGCGCACACGGAGTATCCGGCCGGGCTTCTTCACGAACGATTCACTCGGTGAGTTGCAGCCCGTGGTCCGGCTGCTCTTCGCCGGACTGTGGACCGTAGCTGATCGCGACGGCCGTCTTCTGGACCGTCCGAAAAAGCTCAAGGCGGAGCTGCTGGCATACGACCACGTGAACGTCGACAAGGCGCTCGACCAGCTGGCGGACCGTGGGTTCATTCAGCGCTACCAATCCGGTGGTGAGCGGTGTATCCAGGTCCAGAACTGGCGCAAGCACCAGCATCCCCACCCGCGCGAAGACGCGTCGGTGATACCCGCACCGGAGGGGTACGAAGCCGGACCTGAGTTAACCCCGGAGCCGGACCCGGAGCCGGACCTAGGTGCTCCCCCGGCCCGTCTCGTAGCTTCGTCTTCTTCGTCTTCTTCGTCTTCTTCGTCTTCTCGTAGCTCGTACCCCCTGCCCCCTATCCTCGGCCCAGCCGAGGCAGGGGGTGACGCGCCCCCCAATGGGGCGCCCGATTTGAGTACGAACGGGACGAAGCTACGAGTGCGAAGTGCCAAAGCCGAGCCACCACGAGAGCCAGCATGCTGCCCAGACTTCGCCAGAACCGGCTCTGAGCACTGGGCGTACTGCCCGAAGGCCAAGGCACCAACCGAAGCCGAAGCATGACGACCACGCTCAGCGCCGACTGGTACCTTGCGGCACGCGAACGCTGCCACGCGCTGGCTGTGGAGCTCGTCCGACTGGATCGGCTCGCCGCAATGTTCGAGTCGGAGGGTCAGTATGTGCGCGCCGATCGGGTGCGGTTCGATCGCGAAAGTGTGCGCGAAGATCGCTCGAAATTGATGCGCGAAGTGTGGCGTCGCCGACGCGTTCTGGTGCCGCGATGACGCGCCTCGGGCTAACGTTCCATGCGTGGCGGTGGAATGAACACTATCGACCCGAGTGGGGCCTCAAACTACTGCGGTATCGCGATGGCTCATGGCGTGTGCTGCTCAAACTCGGGCGACGCTCGTGGTCCGTCGGAGATTGGTGAATGCCGCGCGGTGTGCCTCACTCGCCCGAGCTCCGCGCCCAGGCCGTCGCCGCGGTCCTGGCCGGCACGGCGCTGGCGGAGGTCGCGCGGCAGTTCGGTGTCTCGAAGGGCACGCTCGGCAACTGGCTCGCGGCCCACAATGAAGCGCCAGTTGGAACGGTTGGAACGCCCCACGCGCGTGCGCGTGATCCCGAGTCGATCGCCGAGCTGATCCTTGACCTCATCGCCACCCACGTCACCACCATTCAGGCTCAACTTCAGGCAACGAGCCGGCCCGACTGGCTCGAAAAACAGTCCGCGGCCGAGCTTGCCCAGCTGGTTGCCGTTGAGCGCGATACCACGCTTCGACTTCTCGCCGGACTCCGGCCTGTCGCTGCAGACGCCGACGACGACCAGCGCACCCTCGCAGCTCCCGACGCAGGAGACGCTCGAGCGTGACTGGCGGTTGTGGCTGCGCACGCTGTTCGGTCGCTATCTGAGCCGCGCCGGTCAATTCGTTCCGTTCGCTGCCCACCACGAGGACCTGTGGAGCTGGCTCTGGTCCATTGAGCTCGAGCAGCGCACCGTGCCATTCGTCGCCGTGTGGCCCCGCGGAGGCGGCAAATCGACCAATGCGGAGCTCGGATGTGTGGCGCTGGGCGCGCGCGGTCGACGGCGCTACGCGCTCTACGTATCGGCGACGCAGGCGCAGGCCGATGACCATGTGCAGACGATCGGCGGCCAGCTCGAGTCCGCGGCGTTTGCCGAGGTCTACCCGGACGCGGCGGCGCGGCTGCTGGGGAAATACGGCTCGGCGCGTGGTTGGCGCCGCGACCGGTTGCGCACCGCCTCCGGTTTCACCATCGATGCCCTCGGTCTGGATGCTGCCGTGCGCGGTGTGAAGCTCGACGAGGCCCGTCCGGATCTGATTTTGTTCGACGACCTGGACCGCAGCGACGATTCACCCCAGACCATCTCCAAAAAGATCGACGTGCTCACCCGCGAGCTGCTGCCTGCTGGATCCGTCGACTGTGTGGTGCTCGGCGTGCAGAACCTGATCCGCTCCGACGGCATCTTCGGCCAGCTCGCCGACGGCACCGCGGACTGGCTCAGCGACCGGCAACTCTCGGGGCCCGTTCCGGCGCTCCACGAGTTTCGCTACGAGCAGCGCGGTGGCAAGACGTGGATCACGGGCGGCACGCCCAGTTGGAGCGGTCAGGACGTCGCAGTCTGCCAGGCGCGGATCAATGATCTGGGGCTGCGCTCGTTCCTGGCGGAATGCCAGCACGAGGAGTCGGCCGAGGGTCGTGCATTCCCGGAGTGGTCCAACGACGCACACGTGTGCGACCCGTTCGACATTCCGAGTGAGTGGCTCCGCTTCCGCGCGGTGGACTATGGCTACGGCGTGCCGTTCTGCTGCCTCTGGGGCGCGCGCGCGCCCTGGGGCCAGGTGTTTATCTACCGCGAGCTGTACGGGGCCGGCATCGTGGATAGCGACCAGGCCGTGCAGATCCTGGCTGCGACACCGCGGCGCGAGCGCATCCACGACAGTGTCGGCGATCCCTCGATGTGGACGCGTACCCACAATGGGCGGCCGGTGCTCGCGCCATCGGACGCTTACGCTGAAGTGGGACTCGTGCTCGGCAAGGCGAGCAATGAGCGACTGGCGGGCAAGGCGCGCGTACACGAGGCGCTGTACTTCGACGACGACGTGCAGCCCATGCTCCAGGTGCTCCGCGGGGCGGCGCCGAATCTGGTGCGCACCCTACCGAAACTGCCCACGGATCCGCACGATCCCGAGGATGTCGACACCACTGCGGAGGACCACGCCTACGATGCGCTCCGCTATTTGCTGGCGACGATCGAGTTCACGTGGCCGTCGCGTGAACTGGGGCGCTCAACCTACAGCTTCAGCCGCTAACTGCTCAGTTGCCGAGGTAGATCACCGACGGCGTATTTACCGACGTACCGATGCGGTTGCCGCTCGTGTCGTAGTGGGTGGTGGTCGTTGGCACGTCGTTGTGCGTGCTCCCGTCGAGATAGATCACCGATGGGGTCGTGACGCTCGTGCCGATCTGGCGGCCGTACTGGTCGTAGTCGATGGAGGTGGTGCTCGGCTGGACGAGCGTGTCGGCGCTGGCGATGGCGGGGGCCAGGAGTGCGCTACCAAGCGCGAGTGCGGCGAGGAGATACGATCGAATATGCATCGCGAAGATCTGCCTTCGTTGTGCGAGGTGTCTCGGCCCGTTCTGCGGGCCGGGCCGCCGACTATAGCCCGCAGTCGAGTCGAGTGGCGGTGGAGTCTGCGTGTCGGCATGGTTACGGCCGGTCCCGGCGCGTGAAACATTCGCCGTGAAACGTCGCGTTACACTTCGGCCCCAGAGTCGTGGCTGATCGTCCGCCCAGCGCGTCGTACCTGTCCGAACTCCAGACGGAGATGTACGACCGCTACCGCCGCGACGACGTCCAGATCGACACCATGCGCGCCCAGCGCGAGATGCGCATCCCGGCCATGATGGGCGCCGACGAGAGGTACACCCTCGTCAATGTCGACCCGCGCGACCCGGACGTCTCCGAAGAGGCCTTCCAGCAGACGGCGATGCTCACCCTCGAGCGGCCCAAGCTGCACCTGGACGGCGGTGAAAGCGACACGGCGCAGACAGCGGCCTCCCAGCGCGAGCACTGGACCGAAGAGACGCTCTGGTCCTGCGGCTCGAGGACGCCTGGCGCGGACACGATGACCTTTGTGACCGACGCGGCGCTCAACGACGGCGGCGCGTGGGCCAAGATCCTGTTCCTGCCAGACGCCTGGGACAAGCGCTACGCCTATCCGGTGCCCAACCCTGGCGAGAGCGCCGAGGCGTGGGCCCACTACGACAAGGCCACCGAGGACGTAAAGAAGGCGTGCGGCCCGCCGTTCGCCTGGGAGTTCTGCGACGCCCGCGCGGTGTACCCCGACTACATGGGCGGCAGGATCGCCGAGGTGCTCGAGGTCACCGACCGACCGGTGCGCACGACGTTCCGTCGTTACCGCCTCGGCGTCGACGGCGAGGGCAACATCGTTCCCGAGGAGTTCGGCCAGTCGCAGGCCTCGAACGCATACGGCGCGGCCGGACGGCCGATCTTGCCGACCAGCATCACCATGATCGAGCACTGGGACGAGACGTGGGCGTCGTGGGCGGTGACCGGCACCAACTACAAGTCGGAGCCGACGGGCGCAATCGTCAAGCAGTTCAAACACAACTACGGCTTTCTGCCCTACGACTTCGCCCCAGGTCTGTGGATGAACCACTGGCGCAACCGCAAGGTGGGCTGGGGGGTCTCGCAGACCAAGCTCTGGCTGGTGCAGTACCGCCAGTACCTCAGGGCAATGCACGCCCAGTACGTCGCGCGCGACCTCCTGTCGCCGCTGGTGACGTACGGCGATTCGACCGCGGCGCCGGTCATCGGCGACGACGGCAAGCCGCGCGATCGCGACCCCGGCCCGCTGCCCGGCGAGGTGATCAACCTGGGCCCAGGCCGCCAGCTCGCACGCATCCAGTACCCCGACGCGGCCACGCTCGAAAAGCACATGCAGCTGATCGACAACGCCATCCGCGAGCTCGAGTCGCCGCGGGTGACCACGTTGTCGGGGATGGAGGGCGCCGGCTTCGCCATCAGCCAGGTGCTGAGCTACTCGCGGACCCGCGTCGGGCCGATCGTCAACAACATCCAGGCGCTGCTCGAGCGGCAGTCCGAAAAACTCTGGGACCTGGCGCAGAACAAGGTCAAGGAGAAGATCTGGGTCGGCTATACCGGCTCGGACTCCAGGAGCGGCAGCGGCTACATTGGGCTGGGCCCGGACGACTTCGCGCGCCCGGTCAAGGTGCGCTGGGAGGTGCAGCAGGAGCTGCCGACCGACGACCTGATCAAGGCGCGCTACGCACACGAGCGGCTGCAGGCCGGCACGTGGGGCAGCGACGAGGCGATCGAGTACCTCGGCAACAATCCGGACGAGATCCGCCGAAGCAAGGCGCGCGACCGCATCCGCCAGAGCGATGAGTACCAGAAGTGGCTCGACCAGCAGGTGTTCCAGTTTGCAGGACGAGGAGACATCCTGGGCGCTGCATCACAGGCCCAGGCGCTGGCTGCCAAGGGCACCCTACCCGGACAACCAGGCGCGGGGCCGAACGGCATGCAGACCCCGGCTCCGGGTGTCTTCGAGGGCGGCGCGGCAGGTGCAGGAGGGGTCCCGGACCTCGCCGCACTCGCCACCGCGCCGAACGGCGCCGGCGCGTTGCCACCGCCGGGGCAGCAGGTCATGATGGGCTCAGCCGCGAATATCGGCGCCCCAGGCGCAGGAGGTGTGTGATGGCAGG